TGCGTTACCAAGCGATGACGCAGTGTTATTCAACTCAACATATCCATAACGTGTCATGAATGATACTGTTGGCTCAAAAGTGCCTGGATCTAGTACAACGCCTGAGCTCATTAATGGAATATATGGGCAGTAGAACGCAGCTGCGTCTGACTCACTTGAACCCTTATAACCAATAAGAACGTTGGCATCGTCTGCTGCATATGTGTTAACATATACTTTCATTGCATTATTCAATGTACCAACCATTTTAGTGTTAGTTGGTGCTTCGAATGAACCTTCAGTTGTACGTGCAAACGCTGAAGTTGTAGCAGATTGTAGGATTGTTAACGCGAATGGCGATACAACAGCCCAGTTACCTGCACCTCTACGTGTGCGCTGTGCAATCAAGTTACTTACGCGGTTGATCTGCACTGCCAATGCGGCATGCTCGTCACCTACGAATGTAGCTGTACCTGAAACACCTGTTTGTACATATGTTTCAGCAGCAGCACCAGCTAGTGTGTCTAAAGACGCTAGTACTTCTTGATCGATTTCAGCAGTAATCTCTTGTGCTAATGCAGCCATGATTTCTGCTTCAACGTCAATACCGTGCATAGACTGTGCGTCTTGTGCAGCTTCAAACGTCCAGCGAGCTGACAACTTACGTGTCTTAGCTTCAACTGTCTGCTTCAAGATTTGAATTGACATTCTGTTGCCTGCTTCACCTTCAAGTGCTGCTGTTGCATCAGCTTTACCTGATGTAGCATTACCTGAATATGCTTCAGCAATTTTGAATGGGCTTAGAGCCTCTTCGCCTGCTGTTGCACCTGATGCGCCTGCGCCTACTGTGTCTGAATAACGAACACGTAGAGTGTGGATTTGACCCACAGGACCAGTCATTGGTTGTACGCCTACTAACTCGTTAGCAATAACGGTTGGCATTACACGTCTGATCACTGGAAGGATCACACGATTTAGTGTTGCGACATTACCCGCACTTGTTGCACCAGCTGTAGCACTCTCTGACAAGTACTTGCGGGTGTTTTCTAGCGTAGCAGCCATAACAGACTTCTTGTTGCCTTGCAAGCCTTCAAGAAGAGCAGTTTTGGTGTCTACCCAGCGGCTTTCTAATAGTTCTGACATCATTATCTCCTTAATTATAATCCAGCAAGACGTTTAATATCAACTACATTACTGATTGATTCTTCGTCTGCTTTAGTTGCTGTCATTGTTTCTTCTCTGTTGCCTGTAATTTCTTTGCCTTCTGTAATTGCTGCCTTACGCTTTGCTGGAGTATTTCCGTCGATAACCGATGGTAAGTACTTGTCAAAAGACTTTTGTAGTCTAGTGGTTTGTACTGATTCCAGTAAGTCTGTCATAATCTCGCGCTGATCGTTGCTCAAAGGAGCAATCAGTTCGTTCATAATCTTTTCTCTTTTTGCTGTTTCAACTAAACGTTGCTTTTCAACGTTAACTGATTCAGCTAAAGTTTTTGCCTTTGTTGCAAATGCTTTTGCTTCTACAAGTTGCTTGTCTTTAATATCAACAACTTTAAGAAGTTTAGCTACTTCTGAATTCTCATTCAAGTGGCTAGTTGTATACTCTCCTGCAAATGCTTCAAAGATTTTACGACCAAAATCGTTTCTTCGTGCTGCGTCAATATCTTCTTTAAGTGAAGTAATTTCAGTTTTAAGTGAGTTACCAACCATTTCAGATACTGCTGTAGCACTTCTTTCAATAAAATCAGTTTTAACTTTATTGAAGTGTGTCTTAGCTTCGCGTACTAAACGTACTTTAGTTTCTGCTAAGTCTTTCTTGTCTTCATAGAACTCAGAAATTTCATTAGACAGGGCGTCTACTACAAACTCTTCTAACTGGCTATAACTTTCAGCCAGTGCAGCTTTGTCTGCTCGTAGTTCTTTGATTTCTGCTGCTAAATTTTCAGCAACAAAACCTTTTAGAAGATCTGCATTTTCACGCATTGCAACAGCATACTTCGCTTTTGCTTCTGCTAAACCTTTACGGTCTTCTTGAAATTCTGCAATCTCTTCTGCAAGACGCTCAGAAAGCATTGAGTCAATAGCTTCAACCATAGTTGATTTATCATGCTCATACTTCTGTGCAAATTCTTCACGAAGTTCAGCAGCTACTTGCTGCTTATTTTCAGAAACCTTTGCGGTCCACGCCTCTTCTAACTCAGCCCTGATTTCCTCTGAAACAACATCATTTTCAAACAGTGTTTTCAGTGCATCAATCATTGTGTTCTCCTAATTTCACTGGAGTTTACTGATTATACTAATCAGTGATTCCTTTAGATACTTTTGTGCCTTTGGGTCTTCTTTAGTAGCCTGTGCTAATTCATATGCCTTATATCCGCCTCTTGCATTCATAAGATGTTCATAAATGGGAGTAGGATATGCACCAGGAGCAGATGGTTGAGCAACTACGTCCACGGTAATAATTTCAAAGTCGGCAACGTTTCCGGTGCCGTCTACTTCACCAGAGCCCCTAGATGAAACACCTAGTTTAACACCTGCCTCGAGCATTGTTTTAACTAGTTGTCCCATCGGGGTTGGTAATATTTTTAACTTGCCGTAACCGTTGCTACCATCCATCCAACATTCAGTTATCATATGGCTTACACGGTCAATGTTAATGTTAAGTCCTTCTGGATGATCAACTTCTCCGAGAGGAGTATAGCCGCCGCTAATCTGATCATTGAGCGTTTTGACAGCCCTGCCGATTTCATCTACAGGATACACTCGCTGATTAGCATTACGAATACCGCCTTGGATAATAATACCTTTTAAATAAAGGTCTTTACCCTCGTTAGCATTCTCTAATACTACGTTAGCTTGGTCAAATGTCAAATGCTCTCGTAAGTTTCTCATCAATTGGTCCTAACTACTTTTATTTGCCTACAACGGATGTTTTGTTGTCAGCAGTCTCTGGCTTTGACTTCTTTTCAGCGCCGTGGCCAGGTTCGGTTTTGCCAGCTTTTGCTGCCTTACCACCAGGAACGTTAACGTTCTTGGTATTCATGTCCTTTGCACTTGTATCACTTAAAGCATTACCTTTAACTGTACTTCCTGCTCCGGCTTCTGCGCTTGCGTCTGAACCAGCTTGGTTTAAATTACCTGCTGTGCCGCCCATATCGTTTGCGCCTGCTACTGTTGACTTGGTGTTTGCACCGTTGTCGCCCATTGTAGCTGATACTTTTTCAACATACTCGCGCATTTGCTCGCCTGCTGTTTGTGGTTCTTTTGATTCGTCAACTTCTTCGTCAGTTGCTTCATCTACTTCTTCGTCAGTTGCTTCGTCTACTTCTTCGTCTGTAGCTTCTTCAACTTCTTCGTCTGATGCTTCAAATGCAAATGCTTCTTCTTCTGGCTCTTCTTCGCCTTCATCGTCTTCGCCATCGTCATCACCAGCCATCATTTTTTCAAATTCTGCTTTAAGGTCGTCTAGTGCGTCTTCTAGGTCTTCTACACGATCTTCAACATCACCTTCTGGTGCGTCTTCGTCGTCGCCTTCTTCGCCTTCGTCGTCCATGCCTAGGTCTGCCATCATGTCATCTGTTTTGTCCATGTCCATTGGATCAGCTTCTACTTCAAACTCATCTAGGTCAAAACCTTCTTCGACTGTTTCGTCATCTGACTCGTCTAGATCTTCGTCAGTTGCTTCATCTACTTCTTCATCAGTTGCTTCATCTACTTCTTCATCAGTAGCTTCATCAACTTCAGCTTCGTCTTCTAGTAAACTTTCATAGATATCACGTGATTTTTCAACTACAATCTCGTGGAATAATTCTTGTGCTGCTTCTTTGTCTTCATTGACAAGAAGCTCTAGCATCTTTTCAAACTTATTTTGATCTGCCATTTTTAACTCCTATAAATGTTGTGTACACGCAAGAAACACCGAAGATGCTCCCTTTGTGGGGCTGTCAATATATATTTACATTATTTTGGAAAAAGTATACAGAAATAGGCTCAAAACGAGCCAAAAAGTACTATGAAGCCATTTTTGCTTGAAAATCTGCAACTGACATGTGTGTAAGATTGTTTAATTTACTAAATCGCTTTGGAATAAAATTATTTTCTCCTAACACTCTTATATATCTCTTGTCAGGATTGTTAAATATGACACTATAAGTTTGGCTTTCCCAATTACCGTAATATGTAGCAGCTTCATTACTTTTTTTATAATTGTTAGTATCAGCGTATATGTTATTAACTCTGTTATCTTCGCCTAACCCTTTATAATCAAAACCTAAAATATATATTTCATTATTATTATGAATAGAAGCTAAATGAAGGGCAGTGGGCCCACTACTCCATCCTTTTGTTGGGTTAAAAAAATTAAATCCAGTCATTTGGTGATATAACTTATTAGGATTTGTCCATACTTCGTTGCTGTGTTGATAACGTGCATTATTAATTTCTATAATCATTTTAACATCAACTGCAACCAAATAGTTAGGAGAATACTCTCTAAAAAGAGCATTACAACCGTATATTTTTCCTTTTGATTTTAATTGATTCAAATCGACTGGTTTACGACTTACACCGTTACCAACGACAAATGCTGTTATTGACATTACATTTCAGCTTGTTGTTGTGACGCTATTCCGTACATTTGTTTAACAAACTCAAGTTCTTTTAATTTTTCTTCTTTATGTAGTTCAGATGATTTTCTTATTTTTTGAATTTGTTTTAAACTTAATCTTGTCTTACGAGTATCATTTCTGGCCATTGGTGAGTCATCAGAGTCTGCGTCATAACGTTTGTCATCTACAGACTCAACAGTCTCAGGATCAAAGTAAAATAATTCTCGTAGTATCATATTATTATTTATATCGTTTGTTCAGTTCCTGAACTAGAAGCTCCTAGTTCATTGCCCGTTACTGTTTCAGGACCTGTATCCGAGCCGCCGTCTTCGGCTCCGGTTTCAGTATCTACTTCGTCTTCTAAGTTTCCTAAATCATTACTGATTCCGCCACTGCTAATTCCTGCATCACGCATTTCTGCACCAGCTTCTCCAGGAATTGGAGATAAGTTTTCTTCGTTTTCTTCTCGCCATAGACGTTCATTCTCAGCAAGTTCTTCGTCAGTTAAGCCTAAGAAGCGTTGCATTGCAAAGCGATTTGAAATATAAGGTATTGCACTCATTTGTGTATATGTTGGTACACGAGCATTGTCAATTTCACTCTGTCTATATGCTGCAAAGTTCTGCGGTGGCTGAAACTTAAGATCAAACATTGCAACATCAACATTCATACCTTTTTCTAACAAATAACGTTTAAACTCTGTGTCAAATTCTTCAACTACTAGATTTTGCAAACGTTCACAATAGGTATTGAAGCGTAGCTCTTGGATATAAGCTGTACCCACACGTCCGTCATTATATTGTGCTGCTGAATCATCTGCTCCAGTTGGTAAGTACGAACTTGGGATACGTAAGCCGCGTACCAGCTTATTAGTAAAGTATCTAAGGTCATCAATCTCTCCTAGGTTAGTGCCGCCCGGAAGTGTTTCAACTTTAGAGCCTCTGCCTTCAGCAGTTTGTGGGAAAAAGTAATCTTCGTTGATTGACAAGGGATTGTATGAACTGTCTATGACATTTTGGCCTCCTCCTGTGGACGATGGGATACGTCTTTGATGTATTTCCGTTTTAACACGTTCCACAAATTGCATAGCAAGGTGTGAAGGCATGTTACCCACATCAACGTAGAATACTCTTCTTTCTGGTGCTCGCTGTACACGATAGATAATAATCGCGTCTTCTAATAATTCTTTTTGCTTATATACCTTAAACACAGTTTCTAATAAGCTATTACCAAACGGATAGTTCTGATCTAAACCTTCGGATAAACTTAGATGCACTACGTGTTCTGAATTTACTGTAACTTCGGAATCGTCTGTTGTAAATCTTGAGCCTCCCATGCTTGACTGTGGTTGCCCAACCATTCCACGTGCGCCGCCTGTTGATTGGTATTGTCCGCCGTTGCCACCACCTGTTATATTTCCGTTAGTTACTACCGGAGTAGTCGCAACACCATCTTTAAAGTTAAAATTAATATTTTTAATTACATATTGCTCTGGTACTTTACCTTCGCTTTCATTTACAATAATACGTGTTACATTTGCAGGATCAACATGAAACCATTTCTTAGTTTCTGGATCTCTTAGGAAGAATTGATCTCCCATCTTAAATATATTACGAAGAATTCTAAAAATCTTTGTTTCAAAATTTTGTAGTTTGTTCCATTGCTGTAAATATTTTTGAACAATAGTAACTTCAGAGTTAGTTGCCTTTTGCTTAAAGTCGATTATAAACGGAGTGTTATTTTGTTTATTTTTTTGTGTGCAAAATTCAGCAAGAATATCAAGAGCAGCATTAACTTCACTATCTTGATCCATTGTGTTATATTGTCCGTAACGTTCAACTCTATTGGGAGAACCTACATAAACATCAGGCAAGTAACTTGAATAGTTAGAACGAGCAGGGCCTGCCATGTTGCCGCTATTTTTTGTTGTAAACGGACTGTAACTGCCGTTTTGATTATTGCCTGTTGGCACAGGCGTAAAATATTTTTTCCAACTCATTTAATTCTCCATTAGCCCGGCAATACACTTACTGAGCTTGTTGCAATATTACCATTTGCCATATTTTTTGTATTTCTCTGTACGCCTGCTTCAATATCTCTAATTTCAGATAAGACAGCTAATACCGATCCCATTGTAGCGTTTAGTTGATCACTGTTGCCGCCGCCGCCTATTGAATC